TGCCCACCACGCCTTCCAATCTGCCAGCGCCGCCGGCACGGCATAAACCCTTTGCACCATCTTGGCGTCGGTGTGGCCCATCTGGTAAGCCGTCAGGCCGGCGTTTTTTGCCCGGCCAAGATGGTAGGTGGCGAAGCTATGCCGAAGGCAATTATCAGGCCACTCCGTCAGGACGGGCGCACAGGCGCGGCGGCGGTGGGCGTGTAGGGTTTCCGAGGCCACAGGGATGATCTTGCCCTTTTGCTTCGCAAGCCACGCCCTGCGCCGTCGTAGCGGCTCGGTGAAGTCCACGATACGCTGGTCGAATCCCCCGCTGTCTTTCATTGCCCCTGGAGGGACGTGGATCTGCCCCGTTTTAGTATTTACGTGCGACCAATCCATCCGCTGCACCTCCTCCGTCCGCAGCCCCGCAAAGCCACCAAGCAGCAGCAAGGCGCGCACATGGTCGGGCAGATCCAACGCCAGCAGCGCCTTCATCTGGTCGGGGGTCAGGATATTGCGCCCCGGCTTGGTCTTGGGCGCTGGAACCGCCGTGATCGGATCGTGCGGGATGAGTCGGTTGGCCGAAAGGTATTTGAAGAACATTCGGCAATAGGTGAAATACATGGCCTGAGTGTTGCCATTGGCCGACCGTTCTTTAATCCACCGCCGAAGATCGACGGCCTCGATGTCGCCCACCGCCCCGCGGAAGGCTTTGCCGAAAGCACGCTCAAAGATGCCGAGTTTCTGCTCGTGGCTCTTGCTCTCCGGGGTTTGCTCGTTCACGAACATCCGCAGCGCCGAAGCCACCGTCAGGCCTTCTGCGTTGTTGAGCGACTGCATCCCCTTCTCGGTCACACGGGCCGTCAGCTTGGCCCCCTCAGCCCAAGCTAATTCCTCGGCAGGGAAAAACTTTCTCAGTCTCTTGCCGTGCGCGTGAAAGTCGCACACCCAACAGTTTTCGCCCCGTGATGCGTCCTTCCGCACCTTGAAGCGAACCGGGTTGATGTTGCGAGTCAGTGCCATAAGTGCCAGGAACCTCCCCTATCTTTGCAACTTTGGCAAACGAAAAGCCGCGACAAGCAAAGACACTGGAGCGGCGTAAGTGTCTGAGCTTGTGCGGCTTTTACAGATAAAAATGGCGGAAGGGGTGGGATTCGAACCCACGGTTGGTTTAACCCAACGCTCGATTTCGAGGGGAGCGGTCGCCTCTAATAGTCAACGACTTGCGGAAGCGTTGCCACCGATTGCCAGCACAGCGTAAATTCGGGGTCAAATCCTGTCCAACTTTTGACCCCTAACTGCCGGGCTATGACAAGGGCTTTGACACCCGCCGCCGCTTCGTGGCGTCCAAGACGAAAGGCTGGCAAAAGTATCTGGCAGTCAGTTGCACCCACGGGGCCGAGGCCGACCCCCGCGCCCTCGATGCCATGCTTCGGCTTAAAGAGGCTTGGAAACCGCAGTTCACCCTGCACCTTGGAGATGCCATTGATGCCCGGTGCCTCCGCTCTGGAGCGCGCAAAGACTCGGACAGCGCAGACCACGCCGCCGATCTGGCTGATGATCTCATGCAGGGGTTGGCTTTCCTCAAGCAACTCAAGCCGAACGTCTACCTTCTCGGCAACCATGAGGCGAGACTAACCGAGTTGGCCCATTCGCCCAACGCCGTCCTTTCCTACGCCGCCAGCAACGTCATGGGCCGAATCATGGACGAGATGGGCAAGATTAAGTGCCAGGTCGTGCCTTACGTCGGCGTTCACCCAGCGGGCGTATTCCTGCTCGGCGACACAGGATTCACCCACGGATCTTTGTATGGAGTTTCTGCGGCTCGTGACGTGGCAGAGATGAGCGGGCGCAGCATTGTTATGGGTCATACCCACCGCGTGGCAATGGAGAGCGCACGAACGCACAACAAGGCGGTAGGCTACAACATCGGGTGCGGGATCAAGCTGGACATCGGCTATTCGGCCAATCGGCGGCAAAGCCTCGGATGGCGTCACGCGGCGGCATACGGCCACTTCAATGGTTCTCACTGCACGGTGAACATCGCGGTCTTTGATCCGCATTACCACCTCCCGCTATGAAGTCGCGGCCCTCGACCACAAAGGCTGGCGGCAATTTGCCTCCCTCCTTCGATCCCGACCTCGCCGCGTGGTGCGCGGCCCTCGCCTCGCCCGCCGTCCAAGACGTTGTGCCGCCCGGCTGGTTCACCACCAAACAACTTGCCGACAAACTGAACCGGACGCGCCCGACAATGGCCCGCCTGCTTGCCGATGCCGTGGCGGCTGGCCGATGCGAGGTGCAAAAATTCCGCGTGACCACGGGCGCGGTCACTCGGCCAGTGCCGCACTACAAGCCGCGATGAAAAAGCCCGCCACAGGCCAACGTAGGCGCAAGAGCAAGCGTCCCACGCTGCGCTTCAAGGTCGATGGCGAATGGTGGAAGGTAGTTGTGGCTCGCCCCCCTGCCAAAGAGCTTTGCGAGGGCATCACGCACTATAAACGCAGGACAGTTTATCTCCACCCAAATGCCGTGGCGGGCAATCTGCTCGGCATTGTCGCGCATGAAATTGCCCATGTGACCATGCCTTGTGTGGACGAAACCCATGTGCGCGATCACGAGCGGATCGTTTCGGTGGTCACGGCTTGGGTGGCAAACCAGTTTTGCGACGGCAAGATTTCCATCGGAAAGCACAAAGCATCGTGACCTTCTGGCCCTTGCTCGCCTGCACCGGGCTGTACGTTCTCACGGCGGCAGGCTTCCTCCGCGACGGCAACGGGCCGATGGCCGTGGCCTTTGGCGGGTATGCCCTGGCGAATGTCGGCTTCCTTTGGCTGACTTGGCGCTAATCCCATCGGATTCGACGGGTTAAGGGTGGGGGCAAATCGCCCCTCCCCTTGTGTGAACTTCGCTATGCACAAAGCGGCGTTGTGGATACTGAAAGCCGTTTTGGTTTACGCAACAAGCGTCAGCAAACGTCTGAACAAACGCCACAGGCAGAGCCGTCCCGCAGGACGATTCGGCTTGTGCCGCTCGACGTAGCCAACGCCGCCATACGGGCCATAGACAAGGCCGCTGTCGGTAGATCGGTGCATGGTTGTCCTCCTTTCATGTTAATCGCTTTCCAAGGTATGCTTTGAAGCGCGCAAATTCCGTCGGATTCAAATCGTCTTTGCGCCCCGGCGAAACGGTGCGGTGGTCGGTAACGTCATTCAAAGAAAGGCCGTATTTCTTTAATAGAGGCAACAGGTATTCGGCCATGCTCGCCATCTCCGCCCCGCCCAACTCGCGGTCGTAAGTGTCGCCCTCGAAGGCCGCGCCGACGCTCCAACTATTCAAGTCATTCCGCCCGCGCCATCCGCTTTTTCCTGCGTGCCACGGCCTTTCATCGGGGTCTGCAAGGACGGTGCGGCGTCCGTCTTTCGCCACGATGGCGTGATAGCTTACACGGCTCGCCGGGTTCATGCACCATGCGACAGAGCCAGCGTAGGTGCCGCTCGTGTGGTGCAGCACGATAGCCTGTGGCTTAATGCGCCTGCCCTGCGACACGTTCGGCGTGTTAAGCAGTTTTTCCGGGTAAAACTTAGGGCTTTTCGCCTTTGTGCTTGGGGCGCTTTTTGGTGGCGCGCTCGGCTTCTTTGGCTCGCTTATCGAGGATGACTTTAATAGCGAGGAGGAGTTCGGCGAGATCGACGGTGGGCCATTTCGCAAGGCCGCGAATAAGTGACTGAACCATTTGAGCGGGTTCACTTCTTGTAGCCGTCTAACGGCTTCTCCAAATTCACGAAAAACTGTTTCGTCTCGAAATTGTAGCCGCCGCCGAGCTTCATCCCCGCGCATCCGCAAAGCAGAAGCGCCGCAGCAACCAATGCGAGACGCATCACTTCTGCTTGCGGAACACGTTGACCAACCCGACGAGCGACAAGCCGAGCGCAATGATTGCGTTGGATTGTGACGGATCGAGGTGAACGCCAGCGGCGGTAAGCAGCATGATGATGCCGCGCCAGGTCGAATCTTCTTTAAGTCGGTCGAACAGGTAGTTCATGCCCCGGCCGGGGTGTCAAAGCCTACCCGCTCAATGCGAAAGCCCGCCGAAGCGGGCCTCGATCTCTTCCCGGTCGTGCCGAGTGAGCTAAGATTGCAACGCGGCCACGGCCTCCGCGCTGGCCTCTTCAAACGCAGCCCCCGGCTGGCCGTAGCTGGCCGCAGGCGCGGGCGTTGGGTTCATCGCCCAGCCAAGCATCACGCCCTCCAGCCATTGCTTGCAGGCGGTCATCTTCACACCGAGGGGCTTGCCTGCTTGAAGCAGTGCCATTTCCAAGCGTTGCAGGGCGGCGATTTGGTAGGCGCTGAAGTATTGGCTGACGGCTTCTTCGGCGGTCATCGTCGCCACAGGCACCTCCACCACGCTCCATCCTCGCGTGACCGTCTGCGCCTCCGCGTCGATAACCTCCGTCTTCTCCAACCGCTGCGTGGCTAAGTCGTATTCGGGCTTGTCCTCCTGCATCACATCCATCTCCAGCAAATGCGCGGCGAGGCCGACCACTGGCTCGTCATCAATGCGCGGCCACGGGAGGAGCTTTTGGGTTTGGGTGTCGTAAATTAGCTTCATAAAATTATACAATCGCCGTGGCAAAATCGGCCATTAGCGTGTCGAGGCGACCTTCCAAAAGCGCGAGGTCTGTCGCTTCGCCTATACTATACCATTGCAGGCGTCCGTTGGACGGAAGCCCAGCGGAGGAAGTGTTGTTAAAAACGAAAATGTCGTTGCCATTTGGCGTTTGCGAAGTTCTTGAATAAGTAGTTGTTGAGCCACCATAATAAGCGTCGTAGTTACTACTGGAGGCTCTGTTTGAGCCTATTAGCCCAGTCACGTTTGAATTAGCTGGAGAATCCGTCAGATTGTGACGGCACCTCCAAAACAAAGACGTTGCATTGTTTCTTAAAATCTGATCCGCGCCCGTTGATGCTCCAGTTGTAGCAATGTAATACCCAAAGTTAGCCGACCCCACCGTGTGAACGTAGACGCTCATATGGAAATCATTTTGCGGGTCATCGGCGTTGCTGCGGTTGCTGTTTAAATTGCGACCACTTCCGCCGATCAATCCGTTCTCGCGGTTATAATTGCCAGAGACAAAGCCAGTGCTGGTCGGCGCGGAGCCGACAAGCGGGACCAGTGCGCCATCCAGCGTCCTCGCGCCCGCCAAAATACAAGCCGTCTTGATGTCCGACCAAATACCATCGTCCTTGCAGCCTTTTACAAAGTCGTCTACGGCTTTGCGGACGCCCGCTTCCAAGGCTTGCCCGTCTTCGACTTCAACAGCGTTGAGGTAAGCGGCGGCGTCAGCGTCTTCGGCCACACCAAACCCATAAGGGTTAATGACGAAGGAACTCATTAGGCCCGTGTCCCTTTCAGAATAACTTTCAGCCCCTTGCCTGCCACGGTGCTGCCGATCTGGTCGATGTCGATGGTGATCTCGGCATCGGCGGCGATGTCGTCGTGCGCGGTGTCGATCACGGCGGCGGATGCGGCGGTAGCCGAGGTCTTTTCGCTGGCGTCGATGGAGAGCTTGGTGGAGAGCGTGGAATTTGCGCCGTTGTTGATATCCACGATCAGCGTCGAGCCTGTCGGCGCGGTGTTGACGCTGGCGGCGACGGCGGTGAGCAGGAAGGCTACGGGGGCGCGGAAGGTGACTTTGGCGGTGCCTGTGGCGAGGTCGCTGGTTTCGTCGGAGCAGGCGATGACGTATTCGATGGGAGCGCCGACATAAGATGCCGCCGCCCACTTCACGCCCAGCGTTTCCGCCGAGTCCACCGTCAGCACATGGCCATTCGTGCCGCCCACCGCGAGCCGTGCCGCCGTATTATCGGCGCTGCCCACGATGAGGTCGCCTTTGGCGTCAAGCAGGGTTGCAGGGATGCCCGCGCTGACGGTGGAAGACAACTCCCCCGCCGACAGCGAAAGGCCCGTGCCGATTTGGATCTCCTCGATGGCCCCTGTGCTGGCGGTCGTGCGTCCGAGGATGCGGGCGGTGGCTTGGGTGAGGCCGCTGCTTGTTATGGAACCAGAGGCGGCTGCGCCTGTTACGTCTGCGACAACGTGGGTGTGTCGATTTGTTGCGTCTTCGGCCCAGCTATTATTTGAAGTCGAAGCGGCGATGTATGTTGCTCGCTGACCGTTTTTAAGGCTATTGCCCAAAAAACTACCATCGCCATTGAGAACGGGCATTTCTCGCCCCGTGAAAGTTGTGAACCGAATTTGCACAACATCGCCAGCCTGCACGCCCGTTTGTGGCAAGCGCACGGAAGGGGTTGGCGTGTCGAAGGTGTTGACTGTGACCGTGTAAATTTTGGCGCGGGCAGCGGTTAGCTGCACGTTGGCGGTGATCGTGCCGAGGTCTTCGGTGAGGAATATCGACTGCGCCCCAATATCGCTGGGCGTCAGCGTCACCTCGTCAAACGTGCCGCCACTGTTTTCTTTGGGAACTTTGATGTCGTTGAGGGCCATGAGATTTACCAGTTAGCAATGGCCACGCGACGCCATGTGTTGTTCGCCACGCAGAAATAAATGTAGCGCGTGTCGGAAGCAAAGTCGCCGGGGACTCCTGTGTCTGTTCGATTGCTTGGCGCGGCGCGGTTGTAAGGCTCGACCAGCCGCACCCATCGATTAGGAAAAATCCGAGTGGAGTAGGCAAAGTCCATAGCCTGACCGTCGTAGCCATCGAAATTTCCAAAGCCTCCAGTTGAAACAATGACCTTGTTGCCCGCAAAGGACTTTGTTGCAACCTCGACGCGCACAGCATCGCCGTCCGCTGGGTTTGCCGTGTTTAGATTAACGGTCAAATCGCTTGTTGTGCTTTGCGCCACGACAACGCGCGCTTTCACGGCGGAAGGAACCGTGTAGCTGGTAATGTTTGTTCCCGGAGGGATACCCAAACCCGTGCTGCTTCCGTTGACCGTTGTGTTGCTGATTAGGTAAGTGGAAACAATGTCGGAGTCGGTTATGACTACGGCCCCGCTGCGCCCATTCACCGAGGTCACGGCCCCCGACTCTGCGCCCCACGCGGGTATGCCGTTGGCGACTTTCAACACTTGGCCGCTTGTGCCGATGGGGAGGCGGGCAGCAACCGATGCACCGCGATAAAGCAAGTCGCCTTGGGTCGTAAGCGTCTCGATGCCCGTTCCCGCTGGCCCCTGCGCCCCGGTCGCGCCGACTGCGCCCGTGGCTCCCGTTGCCCCGGTTGGCCCCGCAGGGCCGATCGTCGGCACTACCACGTTCACCGTCTGCGGCGAAGGGATACCCACCTCAACCGCGTTGGTGTTCAGCGACACTTCAACTTTGTGGTATGCGGCCATTTTAGAGCGGTGCGGTGCGGGTGGTTACGTCGGAGAGGACTTTCCACAAGCCGCCGAAAAGCGTGTAGATTTT